TCCGGTAAAGGGTCCGGTCCCGCTCGGTCCAGGCCGACCCGTCCGGCGATGACTCCAATGACACAATCAACTCGTGGATGTTCTCGCCAGCGCCGGGGATGACGGGGTCGATCTCGACCGCGTAGTGGACGACGTAGAGGTCATTGCCTGCGGGGGCGCTGGTTAGCGTGAGCGCCGTCGTCTCCCCCACGGCGTCGAGCACGTTCTGGGACGGGAAGTCCGAATTTTCCCGCAGGGTAATGCCGTCCGCGGCTTCGAACTCACTGCGGAGCTGCTTGAGCTTGACGCGGACCTCCGCCTGGGCCTCGACCAGCACGCGGGCCGATGGGTCGGCGCAGCGGAGGCGCTGTTCGAGGGAGGGGGTGAAGCCGCCGCGCATTCAGGAACCAATCCTGCGTAGATAGCCAACCGCCGCTTCTAGTGTCTCTACGGTTTCACCAAGCAGGCCAATTGCACGGTTGCATCTGTCGCACAACAGGCCGCGGTTCCGGCCAGTGCGATGACAATGGTCTACGACGAGGCGGGGGCGACGCGCATTGGGCTCGCGCCCACAAATAGCACACCTTCCACATTGCTCGACATGCATTCGTTCGTATTCCACAATGGACATGCCATACAGGCGTTGTAGGTGATAGGCGAACGCCTTGCCGTTTGCCTTTCGCCGCTCACGGTTTCGTTTTCCTGCTGCGCGCCCCACTTCTGGGTGTCGTTCTCGATACCGACGTTGGTACTCAAGCACCTTCGCCATGTCTTCTTTCCTGCGTGCACCCGTTCGCTCGTTGTATAGGCGCACGCGCTCACGATGAGCAGCCTTCCAGGCCCGGCCCCTCCGTCGATGGCAGTCAAGGCACCGATTACGGAAACCATCGCGATTCGTGTACGTCCAGATGCCACGTTCGACACGCTTGATTTGTCGACAGCTGGGACACTCGCGTATCTCTGTCACGGCACGGCCTGTAGCTCTTGGAGGCTATGCAACCCTTTGGCGACGACCAGGTCCACGAGGACTCCGAACAGTTGCTCCTCTGGCACGAAGGTCCGCCGCCGACCGAGTCGGATCTGTTGGATGTCCCATGAACTGAAGGCGGCCGAGCCAGTATCGAAGGCCGTAAGGCCGGCGCCCGCATCAATCGCCACAGCGGGTGCGGTGGTCAGATTCCGCACTTGGACAATTGTATTAAGGGTTGCTCCTGCCGGGATGTTCTCAGTTAGAATGCGCGTTCCCGATCCGCTCGCCGCGTCAAACACCACCGTATCCCATTGGCGGCCAGCGGCAGCGCCTTCCAGTTCAATGCACGAGAACAGGTCGTCATCGCCGCCGAGAAGGAACACGCTAGGGCCTGCCGCTAAAGTCCCACTCGCATCCGCCCAGACCGGCCGCGCCATCTTCGCGTAGACCGTCAGGTCCTGCGGCCCGAACCCGATGGGAAAGGTCAGCGAGTCCGCGGCGCGGGTGACGGTAGCGGTGGTCGTCTTGATGTAGGAGGAGGGGAAGGCGGCGTCCTCGACCTGCACGCCGCCGATGTAGACATTGCCAGTGTCGGCGTCTGCATCGGCCAATCGCGCAGGAATGACACGCACCTCGTGAGAGTTGGCAGCCGTGACGCTGGTCGTCTGAAACGAGAATTGATAGATGCCATTACCCACCAACGCCGGACTGCCGATCTGCGAGCCGACGGTCATCACGACCGAGGGCACACCACTGCCGTCCCATGAGATCTTTGCAATCAGCCGTTGCGTGCCAGCCGTGTTATCGAATATCTGGAGATGCCACTCGTCGCTCGATGACGTGCCCTTTTTCGCGAACACCGACACCGCCTTGACGGCATTACCCGTGAACGTGACCGATCGGTAGAAGTATTCCAACGCGGCCCCGTCGTCGTCGCCCAACAGGTCAAGGCTCAGGTCGCTCGCCGTGATGGCCGTCCCAATCGTCGGCGTCCCGATCACGCTCCAGTTCGCGAAGTCCTGCGACCGCAGGCACAGATTCGTCCGGCTCCCCTCCAGCACAAACCCCGGCGTCTCGCGCACCCCATCGCCGTCCAGATCCACAAACTCTAGGCGCAGTTGATTGGCGGCCCATGTGCGAAGCTGCCCCAGTCGGTCGATGCTGGTCGCGCAGGTACTCGCATCCGCCCGCGTGAACGTCTCCTTGCCCAGTTCCCAGCCGCGGGTCGCGCGCTTCAACCCCGGGACACCGTACCGGACCAGCGTCGCGCCACCCGCGCGGAACAGGATATCGTTAGGCAGAACTTCAGCCATCTACGCAACCTCCGCGGGCTCATGCTCGCTGTAGGGCAGGTCGATATTGCCATAGAACCATTCCCGACTTTGCACGATGCCGATGCCACCGGCCGGGCACACCGCGCAGAATGCGTCGGTCGCATTGGCGTCGTCGGGGATGATCCACGTCGGCCGCCCGCGCCCGTACTGGCCCTCGAGATGCAGCCGCGCCAACTCCGCCTCGCCCAGCGTGAGAAACCGCAGCGGTAGCGTCCCCTCACGCCGCGGCGTTCGCTTGGCGAACCCCTGCCAACCGAGGTCCGATTCCTGGGACTCCCCGATGAGTTGGTGAGCGTTGCGGGCGACGGGCCGCGTCAGGGCCTGCGTCTGGAGCGCCAGCCCGAGCCACAGCCCTGGCACGACGGGCTTGAGGTTTGCGCCCATCGCCGTCGAGAAGAACCGCCAGTAGACCGAGGCCGTCGTGGGAAACCGCACCACCCAGGCGCCCTCCTCGGTGACAACGCCCCAGACGCCGGCCGTGCCGTAGGTGGCGTCGAGCGTCCCGCCCGGCGCCGATGGGAGCGCCGTCACGTTCACCACGTCGGACCAAGCGACGTTGTCCGGCGACCACTGGAGCTTGATGGCCTCGGTGGCGAGATTGTGCCCCCGGTCGAGCACCAGCACATTGGCCGACCGCAGCCGGTCGCACACGACGCGGACCCACCAGTCCGAGTTCGCCGTGGTCGCCGTGGCATAGGACAGGCCACTGCGTCGCCCGCTCGCCACCCGGAACGCCTCGAACCCCGCCGGCTCCTCCTCCGCGCTCACCACATGAAGCGGGTAGATTCGGACGTTGTAGAGGTTATCGCTGAGAACGACCGTCTGGCCCATATCAGCCCGTTGGCAGCCGGACCACGGCATCCCGCCGCGACCGCCGCCCCAGTTCGTACAGCACCCGGTCTACCTCCTCGCCCGACGGTGTGGTCAGGACGAGCGTGATCGTCTGCGGCTCTCCGCGGATGCGGTCGGCGCTCTGGTTGATGGTGGTCACCAATTCCCGGTGGCGCCGGTCCTCGTTCGAGTCAAAGGCTGAGAAGATGGCGCCGAGGCCCCCGAGGGCGGCGGGAATGATGGGGTTGATGCCACCGATGAGACCCAGCGTGCCACCCAAACCCTGGAGGATGCCGCCGGGGCCACCGCCACCACTCACGATGCCCGCCACGAGCGACGAGAAGGCGGTGACCATCTGTGCCGCGCCCAATTGCGCCGCCCGCCCCGCCTGCCGCGCCGAACGCTGAAGCGCCTCGAGGGCGACCCTGAGTTCGCCCGTCGGGTCCTTCGTCGCGACAATCGCCTCCTGAAGTAAGGCGACCTGACTGGCGAACTGCTGGGCGGGGGTCACGCTCGCCGCGATGAGTTGGTTGATCTCGGCACCGCGCGTGAGGTAATCGGGGATCCCGGCACCCGACGGCGCCGCGCCCAGGGCCTGCATCTGCGGCGGGCCCCCACGCAACGCGAAGCCGCCCGCGCCTGCCGCGACGAGGCGCGCCTGCGATTCCGCAAGTCCCCGCCCGAGGCGTTGCTGGAACAGGCGCTGCTCGAGCCGCGCGATGGCCTGGTCCCACAACGGGCCGCCTTCCTCGAGGCCCTTTTTCGTGCCCTTCTTGATTGCCTCGGCGACCGCATCTTCCCACTGCCTGCTCGCCTGCAAGACGGTGTTCCGCTGCGTGGCTTGCAGTTGCTGTAACCGAATTTCTTCGACATCACGCGACGGGCCGAACAGGCCAGCGATGACCCCAGCGCCCGCGAACATGCCTCCGCGGAAGTCGCGGACATGCTCGAGCCGCTGTTCGGTGACGCTGAGTTCTCCGCGGGCTTCGCGAAGCTGTTGGCCGAGCGTCGTCAGTGCCGATCCGGCTGCCGCGATGCGCCGGAAGCTCTCCGCGGCCTTCTCGTTCTCCTCGACAAACCGATTCGCTTCATTCGACGCGAGTCGGTAGGCGCCGCCAATCAGCCCGATGCCCGCCGCCGCGCCGAGGATGAGCGCCGAGCCCCCACCGATCCGGACGAGGCTACTCGCGACGTTGCCCATCGGCCCGGACAAGCCAATGGCTTGGACGGCCGCTTGCCGCATGCCGAGCTCAAGGCCCTTAAGGCCCTGGCGCGCGTTGGGCGTCGCCTTCGCGAACCCCGCGATCTGCGCGTTGGCCTTGGCGAGCCCGGCCGAGAGGCCCCCATCAGCAAACAGGAACCGAGCAACAACGTCAAAGAAGGCCATCAGTCCTCATCAAACGGGTAGGCCATGCGGCTCACGCGGGCGCGCTGGATCTGCTGGAGGGCGTCATACTTCTCTCCCGCCGGTTGGGCCAGAATCGTCCCGTCCCGCACGGCCATCCGCAGCCGGGCGTCGAACCGGCTCGCCCGGAGCGCCAGCGCCACGACCTCGTGCCAGGTCTGATCGGGGCGCGGGGCACCCCCGTAGGCATGCGCGTACTCGGCCACGAGGTCCATCACGCTCCACTCGGGGCCGTGGTGGCGTCCGTCCCCGTGAACTGGGCGCCGTTCCCCGTCGGCCGCCTCCAGCCGAAAAAACCGGCGACCGCATCGTTGACCTCCCCGATGGTCAACCCGTAGAACGCCGACGCGGGGATGCCGGTCAACTCGTGGAACTCGTTGAGCATCGGCTTGAGCGAGGTCGTGAACGCGCCCCCTTCGAGGTAGGCGTCCCGCAGCGCGAGGAGACGCATCGCGTCCGGATACAGGATGGGCCGGCCACTTACCTCCTCGCCGTTGGCGAGGCGGATGGTGACCTTGAGATGCGCGGCTTGCAGGTGCGTGTCGGACATACGTCTCCCAGCGTTGGTGAATCGTCAGGGGATGGTGGCGGCGCCGCTGGGGGACGCCGCCGGAGGGTCCAGCGAGGAGCGACAGGCCGGGCGCCGTGGACCGAGCGCGCCCGGGTGGGGCGGTCTAGTCGGTCTGGAGGGTGAAGCCCTCCACGAAGTACTCGAGCACCATGTTGGCGAACCCTTCCGAGTCCGCGTGCCGGATCCGCTTGAGACACACGTTCGTCGGCGCCACCAGCTTGATCCGGTTGAACTGCGTCGTCCCCCAGGTGATCAGCATGGCCTGGGTCGTCCGCGCCTTGAGCAGCGCGTAGGGGTCATAGGTCGCGAGCACCGGGGCCCGCAGCGACAACTCGAAGCTCGGGTCCACGTCCGCGAAGTCGAAGCCCGCGATGCCATCGATGAGGTTGCCGCCGCCTGCCGCGTTGCCCGAGGCGAGGAGTTGGAGGTCATTGCCGACGGGGTCGAACGTGGCCGACTGCCACTCCGGGAACGTGCTCCCGTTGATGGTCAGCGCCGTATTGACGCAGGCGATGGGGTCGGTCGTGTCGTAGGTGATGGCCGGCAGGGAGGCCGTCGCCGGTTCCACGAGCATCACGCCCCGCATCGTAAATTGCATGATGCAGTGTTCGCCTACCGACATCGGCCAGCGCCACCGGCCGCGGCAGTCGATGACCTGGAACCGCTTGCCGCCCGCGTAGGCGTAGATGGACGCCATTTCGTGCGACGATGAGGCGAACGTGTAGCTAAAGAGCTGGGTGCCGTCCGTCTCGGCCATGCCGCAGGCACGGAGCAGGGGGGCCGCCTCGACCACGGCGTCCACGCCCGCCCCCTTCGCCTCCCAGAAGATGTCCAGCGTGACATTGCGCCCGCGCGGGATGGCGGGCTTCAGGGGGAAGATGGACCCCGAGGCCGCCTCGTTCCGCATGTTCTCCCACTCGTAGTCGATGCTGATCGAGGACCACAGGCGCCGGGCGAGCCGGACGCCGTCCGTCCCGACCGCCGGCACCGAATCCGTGCCTGAGGTGGGCTGAATCTTGGCGGTGAGGCCATCCAGTCGCAGGACTTCCGGCATGGGTTACTCCAGTTCGATCACGGACGACTCGAGGCCCGGCCCCTCGACTCGCATCCCGTCGATGTACACGCCACCTTGGAGGCCGCCACCGGGGGCTGCCGCACGGGGCCGCTCAGTTGATGTTCTCTCGCTGCCAGATGGGAGCGGTGACAACGGCTCGTCTCCAGTAGCGGGGTGCTTCGCCTTCATTGACACCCTCCGTGACCGTGACCTCGACGCTGCCCGGCAGATCGCCGCCCCCAAACACCTGCAACCCCGAGCCCGCGAGCCGGTCGATCGTGTACAGGATGGCCTGCGCGGCCAGTTCCACCTGCTTTTGCAGCACGCCCAGACTTGCCACCGTGGCGGCCTCGGCGTAGTAGTCCCACTCCACCGTCGTCAGGCTGTCCCGCTTACCCTGGTCCTTCGCGTTCGTCGTGCAGCGCAAGGCCACGATGCCCAGCACCGGGATGGTCGCCCCTTCGGCCAGGGCCGTCTCGACCGACTGCCGCTTGATGACCGTGGCGGTGGTCGTCATCGGGACGTTGTAGAGCGACGCCAACATCTGCATGTCCACCGGGAACCAGTCGTTGGTCATCAGCCAGACCTGGTCCACGGTGTCGGTGATCACGCCGCCCCCAGGCGCAGCTCCTGCGCGACGAGTTTCTGGATGAGGGCCAGCACCTGCCCACGGGCCTGCGCCACGGCGGTCGTGACGAACGGGTTGCCGGGGACGCGGCCGAACACCCCAAACGCGGCTTGGGCGCGACGGACTTGGAGTTCTCGCCGCAGGACGCCACGCCGAGTTCGGCGGTCCAACTCAGTGATGGCGCGCCCGGCTCGGTTGCGTTGGCCGGTTCGTACCCGTCTTGCTGGTCCCAGTCGAGACGGGGCTGGCGTAGGGCACTCGGGCGGCAATCGCCACCGACACGCCCTTCACGAGTCCCTGCTGCACGTCCTCCACGAACGCCACGTCGAAGCGGTCCCCGAGCCGCGCGGTTCCCGGCCGGCGCCGTACCTGTGGACGCGGGGCCGTCTGGCGCAGCGCCACCGTGAGCGGCACCAAGGCGCGTGGGGCGGCCCGTCGGATGGCCGCAAACCACCGTGCGGCGTCCATGGTCTGGCGCAATTGGCCCAGGTTCTCGATGACGATTTCGGCCATTACTGCAACACCTCGCGTGCGAATACGACCCGCTCATGTTGCCGGGTATCCGCGTCCCGGCTCAGGATGTCGAACTTCCGTGTCGTCCCCACGACCCCGACGCGCCACCGCACGTCGAACTCGGTGCGGCACTGCCACAAGGTGATGCGATGCGTGGCCTCAGCCACGACCCCACCGCGGTTGACGCCCGACAGTTGCTCCAGCTTCCCCCAGGGCGTCGCCCGGGTCGTGTAGGCCGGCGTCGCATCACCCCACCCGCCCACCGTCTGGCCCGGATCCTCAAGCGTGAACCGCTGGTCCTGCGCCTCGAAGCCCGCCCTCATACGACGTAGGCCATCTCGTTCGCCAGGAGCCGCTGCACCGCCCCGCGGCTGACCAACGCGTCCTGCTGGAGGTCCGTCCGATAGACGTAGCGGTCCGCCGCCTCGAGCCGAATGGCGTCCCGCAGCGTCTCCGGGACGCTCTCAGGGGTGGCACCGAATCCCGCGACAAAGCGGATGACGATGGCATTCGGCACCGCGCGAATGGTGGGCCAACTCTTGCCATACGCCAGCACGATCTCACCGGGGAACGCCCGCGTATTCACCGTGTACTCGGTCGCGGCCAGGGTCTGCTCCACACCGTCCCCATCGATGTACTTGATGGACGTGACGCTCTGGAGCGGCGGGCGCGGCACCACGAACCCACCCCAGGGGTTCAGGTCCGTCGCCGTGGGCCAGCAGTCATAGGCCGCCTCCCACGTCTGGGTGACCAGCGCGAGGCCCGTCCGCAACTCGATGGCCCGCCGGGCCGCGCTCAGGTACAAATCGCAGAGCGCGTCCTCGGGGTCGTCCGTGATCCGCCGGTCGTCCTTCATCTCGGACACCGACACCGGCTCCACCGTGGGACCCGTGACGAGGGTCATCCGTGGCCTCATCGCCGCGTGCTCCGTTTCCGTTTCCGCTGTCGGGGGGTGACCGCCCGGTCCCGGGGATCCGCCATCGTCGCGAACTCCACCGGCGCTGGTATTGGCTCGGCCACTCCCGCAAACACGAGGCGCCAGCCGGTGGCGTCGTCTACGTCACGACAGATCCCGGCCGGCGCCCACGGGTGCCGTTCATCTCCCCAATCCTGCCACAGGCGGACGCGCATGGCGCCGCCTGCCCTACCGCGCCCGGCGACCGCTGCGAACGATCAGCCCGACCGTCTGGATGGTGTCGCCCGCCGCGCCCGACGCCCGCTGCAGCAGCCGCACATACCGCCGGCTGCCCTTGTAGTTCACGTCGTAATACTTGCCATCCGTCGAGTCCACGGCGACCGAGTCCTGGTTGACCCAAGCCGCGACTCCCGGCGTCGAGTCCTGCAGGACGACGTACTTGGCGCCGGTGGTGATGTCCACCTGGCCCGTCGCCACGACGCCCGCCACCGCCGAGTAGTTGGCGATGTCCACCGCCGTGCCGGAGTCGGCCGCATTGGCGCGCGACTTGATCGGCAGGTTGACACTGCCGTCGATCATCGACGCCAGTTCGCCCCGCTGTAGGTACTCGTAGTCCGACCGAGGACCGGTGGCGGTGAGCCAGGCCGTGAGGGCCCCGATCAGCGCCACCGTCAGGAACAGGCTCTGCATCCGCTTCATGGTCAGCTCTCCCACAGGGTGAAGGTGGTCGGGTCGGTCACCGATGGCTCAGGTGACCGTCGCCGTGCAGGCCACGAAGGCGTCGCCCAGCACCGGGGCCGCGTCGGCCTCGAGCCGCACGACGAAGCCGACCTGGTTCGTCAGCGCGAACAACTCGTCGAGCCGCTGGACCCGCACGCTCAGGGCGTCCACGATCCAGTAGTTCGAGAAGTCGCCGAGGATCGCGCAGCGCGCGGCCGTCGGCGTCGAGTCGGATGGCGCGTACTCGTCCACCGAGTACGGGAAGTCGAGCAGCGTGTTCGGGGCGCCCACCGTCAGCCCAGGCTGCCACAGGTAGTTGTCCGTGGTCTTGAGCTTGCGGAATGCCGCCAGGATGTTGCGGTGGAAGTGCCACCGCGCGTTCGGCCAGTAGCCCTGCCGCAGCGTGAACCGCGCGCCGATCAGCTTGTCGGCGTCGAAGGCGTTCGAGGTCGAGATGTCCACGTCCCGGCCGACCGGGATGCCGTCCGTCGAGGTCGTGTAGATCCCGAGGGGCTCGTTCGCGCCAGAGCCGGTGTTAAACGCCGTGCTCTCGGCCGTCGCGACCTTGTAGGCGAGCCGGTCGCGCACGATCGTCTCCATGCCGAGCGGCGACGCCCGCAGGAGTTTGTCGGACACCTTGATGTACTTGGCGAGCGGCCAGGGGTGCAGCTCCCGCTTGCCGAAGGCCATCGTGGAGTCCTCGGACCCGATGGACAACTCGGTCGTCCACGACGGGTCGGACGGATCGGCCGAGAGGGTCGGGGCGCCCA